TAGATAGTACGGATTTGTGTAACTCGGTGCAGTCTTTCTCGGAGTGTAACCAACCGCACCGATGCCGATCTGAGGGTTGTCATCGTCCTGATCGGGGATGATCACCTCAATACCAGCTTCTTTCAATGACTTCTCAAAATCGTCAAGAATAATAATCTGTTCGTCTTTATCCGGCATAACTGCCCCCTTTCATTAGAAAAGGGAGACCTGATTGATCTCCCTTAGAATCTGATTTCCTCAAGGACTTCTTTGATCTCGTCCTCGGTTAATGATTTTGTTTGTTCCATAACTTGCTTCAAACTTGCAATATCTTGCAACCAACTTGCAACAGACTCGTCTGCTTTTTGAACGATCTTGTCTTTAAAAAAGTACGATCTCGTCTTATTTAAAATTCCCTCATTTTCTTCGAGATGGGAAGCCAAAGTACGGATGCAGAAACATTGCGAAAAAGTTCAGTATTGGATGTTCCTTCGCAATTTCATCAATTCGCCTTATTGCGTCTTCCGCCTTTGACTGCGGACCAGCCCACATAACGAAAGCGACCCACTCATGCAATTCGCATAAGTCTAAAAATGTTTCTTCCATAGTGATTTAAAGTTTCCTTTACAGCTTTTTCCAAAGTGTAGGAACAGCATCAGACGGTTCCCAAACATTGTTATCAATCAGCGATTCCCATGTATCTCCGTTGTGCTTAACCTTGTCACCCTTCATATAAGGGTTCGTGCTGTCGGGTTGCTTCCATTCGGGAATCACTTCGGGATCGGGAATGAGCACCTCTGCCCATAATGACGGAGCGTCTGTAGGAGTCCATGTAGCCTGTGCTTTGTGATCCTGTAAACATCTGTAAAGCGTATCATTGAAGCGCACTCTGTCACCTGTCTGATAGCTTGCTGATGCGTTCCATACAGGGAAGAGTTCGATACCTGTCAGCGCTTCGCTGTCGGTCAGATTGACTGCTGTCTGTTCAATTAAGGCACGAAGCCTGTGTGCTTTTTTACGGTTCATGCGGATTCTCCCATGATGATTGAATATGCTTCTTCATCGGGAATTTCATCATCTTCAGAAGGTACAGGAAGATCATATTCTTCCCATGTAAGGTCTGTCTTTAAGCGGTAGCCTTTACCTTCTGCGTGCGGTACGGTTTTTATGACTGCCATGATTCCGCTGTGTTCAGATTCAGAAATTTCAATAGAGCCATATCCTGTGCTGACTCCCAAAATATATCCAGTCACTACATTTTTGAAATATTTCATTTCTTCACTCCATACCATCTGATGGTATAGTTACCAACAGGCATGTTATTCCACGTTGATCTCCACCTAATAGAATTGTAGGATTGATCGTTAATACCATAATTTCCGGTATTTACAGGCAAGGTTAACCCATTCGGTGTTGCCCTATCAATCAAGTCTGCGGTATTGTAAGGAGCTGCAATAAATACTGTATTCAGAGCTGTGTTTGTCGATTCTGCCGGAAATATCGCCGCCCACAAAACATAATAGTTATCTATGTCAATGTATTCCGGAAGAATTTGATGTCCTTTCGTTGCAGTAGCAAGTGTAAAGTTTGTTTCGTGCTTTTCAACTCCACCGCCCGATGCAACATTCACTACCGCCTGTGCAAGCGAAGTCACATCATACGTTCCGTTTTCGGTAAACGTCTGTGAACCGCTTGGAGTGATGCCTGTCGGTACATTGACAACCACTTCATCATTTAATGTGGTATCAACCGTACCATTTGATGTGATCTGTCTGCTTGTCTGAGCGGTTAAGGCTCCGTTATTGACAACCTTGCCTTCATCTGAAGATGCATAGGAATTAGGAACATTAACCTGTGCAGATGCATACTGTGTCACATCGTGTGTGCCGTTTGTTGTGATCTGCTTTGTTCCTGTTGACGGATTCGGAACGTTAACGTTCACCTGTGCAGAAGCATAATTTGTGACATCTTCAGTTACAGTACCGTTCTGCGTGATGTTAATTGTCTTGGTGCCTGTAGGAGCGATGTCACCACCGCCACTAATAGCAGTGATAGCATCAGCCATCTGAGCAGGTTTGTATTTGGTAGTCTGCCCGTTTTTTGAGCGGATAGCATCAGCGATGTTTTCAAGACTGGATTCTTTTACTAATACGTTTGCCATGGTTCACCTCACTGACATACATAGAATCCATGAAATCTCAATATCTGACCGCTTGCCAACGCTGTAGTGTTGATCCCTGTATCGCCACGTTTCACTTCTCCAGTCAAAGCAAACTGTCCGTTTCTGTTGAATACACCAAGTCCAGTCATATAGTCATTACCGCCCTGTCTTGACACTAACAAAGGAACGTTCTCATATGACTGCGCTCTTGTCGGGAAAGTCAATGTTGGAGTGATGTAGTTGTTTGTTACATCATCCTCTGTGACCGTATGCTGATAATTGATAAACACCATATTGCCGACTCTAAGGAATCCTTCAGTGTACGTTGTACCGCCTTCTGAATAGAGCGGTTCTCCGTTATAAATGATATTCTTCTGAACATCAATATACTTATCGGAATTGTACGTCAGCGTGGTGAATACATACGTCCCGTTGACACCGCCCTGCATTTCCGTATCGATGCTTGTATCGGCAGGATTGTGTACGCTGTTTGTGTGAATATCGTATTCGTTACTGTACAGGAATCTTGAGGAAATCGTCACAGGCTGATTGCCGTGATTTTTCACTCCTCTAAACGCATTTCCAGTAATCTGATACTTTGTGTTATCTCCAGTGCAAATGACTCCGAATTTTGTATACACAAAGTTGTTGTTGGAAATTACGATCTTTCCCCTGTTGTTGTACGCTGAGGAATAAGTGAAAAGCGTCTTCGCAAAGGTAATAACGTTCGCCACATCAGACTGATGATATGAACCGACTGGCAGAATATCTGCGGAAAGTACGCTTGTGTTCTTGCCGTTCGATTCAAACCAGTTGGAATCAATCAGCAACGATGCATAATTACAGTAGATGATAATTCCAAAGCCATCGCCTACACTTGAGCCGTTAATAGTCTGATTGCCTTCAATGGTATTGTTTTTGATGACCGCTCCCGTGACAGTGCCACGGATTAAAATGCCGATACCTCCGTTCTGATCGACCACACAATTCTCAATGATTGTTTCATATGAAGAATCATTCAAGTCAATACCGACTGTGTTATGGAGAACAGTACAATTCAGCAGATGGTTAATATAACCGTTATTAAGCTGAATGCCCTTCTCCGAGTTTTCAAAGGCACAGTTTACAAAATTCAAACGGTAACTGCTTGTGATTACACCAACACCGCCATTAAAACCGATTGATTCAATATCAACCCTTGGTGATGAGAATGTAACAGATACACCGCTTGCCATCTTGATGATGGAATTTTCTCTGCCATAGCCGAAAAGCTGAATACCCGACCTGTTAATGGTCAAGTTGCTCTTCAGCAGGTACGTTCCAGCAGGGAAGCAGAACGCTTTGTTTTCCGATGCGAGCATCAAAGAAAGAGCCTGTGTGTCATCTGTAATGCCATCGCCCTTCGCTCCATACATCTGCGGAGTAACATAATCCTTGATTGTCTTAAGTTTTAATTCTTCTGTGAACTTAGATTCGGTAATCGCACCATCCTGTACCGTAGTAGTAGCTTCGGGATGATCGTCAAGCCAGTCTTTTACGGCTTCATCCACTCCGTCAACAGGAATGCCAACGGTCGAAACCACACCATTATAATTAACTTTTGAAATGTTGTTCATAATCAATACTCCGTGTCATTCCCATCCGCAATATCTGAAACGATGTATAAAGTATCACCGCTGATATAAGCGGTTGTTGAGCCTTTCTGCGCAATAGCGCTCTTTAAATCACCAATCTCGTCCCCAGTTTTCTTTGCATCTGCTGCTGCTCCGCTGACTGTCAGACTGGAATCGACCGCCGGAGTTGTCGGTGTCAGGTTGTCGGACATCCATGTAGATACCGCGCTGGCAATGTTTGCCGGTGTTGTTGAATTGATCGCTTCCTGGATCAGCGACAGATCTGAATCGGACAGATCGGCCTGATCGCCCGGCTTTGGCTCCACAAGCACAATAAAGTTTGCCGTGCCATGGCTTCCGCCATCGATCAGCAGTTCAAATACAGCTTTGCCGGCAGCAGCAGTCATCTGCTGAGTTTCTGTGATGATGACTTTTCCTCCGGAAACGGAGCCTGTGTTGATGATTCCGTGCCCATCTGATTTGATACCTACAATCGCTCCGGATTCAGGCTCATAAACCGATCCGTCCTGATTGTACAAAGTGAATCGCCACTGTTCCCCAGAGTCATACTGATTCGCATGGATTAGCAGCGGAATCTGGGAACCGGCGTTGAGGAACAATTTGAAGTCCCTAGTAATCGCCATAGTGTGTTACCTCTCCTTCATAAGTGTGAATATTGTGTCTGTCAGTGTCTGCTTAACCGTTGAAATAGAGATCTCATCATACCGATCGGCAAGCACGTTGTAGACTGTTTTAACGACCTTCGCCTTTAGATCCAGATTGAGCGGAGGATAAATGACCTGTACTGTGTCGCATAAAGCGACATGTTCAAGTCCGTAATAATCTTTGTATTCGTCTGTCTGCCATAGCGGAACAAACTCGACATCGACCGACACAACCGGATCAGGAGCGTTTGCCTGCAAATAATTGGATGCCCAGGTATTTAAATCGCCTACGCTCGGTGTCGAATCAAAATAAGAAGAGGCATCAATAGCGATGTCTCTTGAATAGGAATATGAATGAGTTTTTGTCTGCAGAGCGGATTCTACATAAGTGTCTCCGCTTTTATAATATGCGACCAGTCCTGTGTACACATTGGACATATCCACACTGTACTGCAGTCCGGTTAAGTTCTTGGAATAAGCGATCTTAACTCCGTTATCTGATCCTCTGGACCGAAGCAGCTGAACCTTGTAACGGTTCCATTTCAGCTCACCGCCGAACAGATCGATCATGCTCCCCTTGGTACCACCTAGAAGTGTTTTCAGAGCCGTTGGTGTATCACAGCCGTATTTGTGAACTGTTCCATTCTCGTCTGCAATATCAGTCTCAAATGTAAAAGGATTGGTCGATTTCAGGTATCTGTTTTCGACTTCCCAGTATTTTGCCGGATACCGTGTGCCAGGATCTTGAGCGTTCGCTCCGATCATGACGGAATTCAGCTGATAGCTGATGTGCTCTGCATAGATCTGCATCGACCCAAGCATGTCATAATCGACAGAAACGATTTTGAAAGGCTCTGCCATGTCCGCATTGTCATACGGATCTGCAAGAATAATCCGATCAACAGCGATTTCTTCCGCCCATTTGCCCTCTCTCGGATATTCCATGTCCAAGAAAAAGCCTTTGTTTCTCTCTTCGGTTACTGTGCAGGAAATCGCACCGGTAAGCGGACAGATCCCGTAATTATCGAATGTGGCAGCATTCTTCTCAAATAATCTTGGTGTCATAATCGCCACCATCTTGGATAAATTTTAATTTCGCTGATACCCTGTGCCAGTGAAGCAGTCGAGTAATACATCTGCAGCATAGTTTCTTCTTCACCGAACTGAGGAAATACAAGACCTTTTCCGGCAGCAGAATGGTTATTTGTTAAAAACAGATAATTGGTCAGATTGTTTCCGTCATCGTCATACAGATATTGCAGATCGCAGTCCATATAGAAATGGCTGGCAGATGTTTCATCTGTGCGGAAGTCGTAATATTCTTCGATTTCACCGTCAACATAGTTTCTCATCAGAATGAACGGAAGTCTGTTCGACATCGATTCAATCAGAGGCTTCGATGCATATCCGGTCGGATTCAGGATCTTGAATGTCCTTGCAAACGTCCCTTCAAAGTATTCATGCACTCCATTTACAATGTGAGCCGTTCCGATTTCTGCAGAAATATCATCAAGGCTCAGATCGTTTGTGGCTGTGATAGAAAACCTAAAATACACTTCATCAGCTGTGAAGGCTGCAAATGACATCCCCATTCCGTTGTGGAGATCATTGAAGTAATATGATGTATAAAAACTGCCGTTAGCATCATACGATGTGATCTGTGCAGACATTGTAGCTGTCTCCGGACATTTCACTTTCCATCTGAAGACTGTGTCAGATGCCTTCGTGAAATAGCCTGTCTGCATCGTATTTCCGCTGACTGTCGGTGGGATGAATACAACCGGATCGTCTCCGCTCTTCAGGAATCTCTGCGGTTTACAGTTAAATGTCAGATCGAATCTTCCGGATCTGTAAAAAGCAGACTGGTTATTCGGAGAAATACCGGCAGAGAATGATGCCAGCCGATATTCTTCCGGATGATAATCATCCTCAAGTTTCCGATAGCCTTTTTTCTTGGAGATCACTCTTCTGAACTCGTCAATATTGCTGTCATATCCTCTCGGAATGAATGCAGGATATGTCAGCCTGATGTTGTTCCATTTCCCATTGTCGATGATCAGATCACCGTTTCGGCCAGGAACAGAAACATATTCAACATCACGGCTTGGAGAAGCGAAGACATTGTCTCCGCTGATCCATACGCCGTAGTCGGCGGAATTGATGCCGTCAAAAATCAGTGAATGTCTTGTCATGCAAATACCGCCTTCTTTTTCATCAGTTCACTCTGCAGTATTCTTGATACCTCTCTGGCAATCTCTGTCGAGTTCTGCCCAGGCTGAGTATTGATTGTAATCGGTGCGTTGATCACTGTAGATCCTGCATATTCTTTCAACTTGTCCAAGCCGAGAATGACTTCCTTGCCGGTTTCACCGCCGCCTAACAGCTTTCCGTTTTTCTCGCCGAAGATAGTCGCACCATCCAGCAAATAAGCCTTGTCCATAGCTTTTGCATACCAGTCAACGGAGATCTTCGGCAGTCCGTCCTTCAGCCAGTTGATCGGATTCAGAGATCCGGAAACCCTGAAATGAGGGAGTGTCAACTTTGGCCAAGTGAAATTGAAATTGAAAAAGCCCTTGATCGCCTCAATAGCGTCATGGACCTTTGTTTTCGCTGCATCGATCTTCTCGGAGATCGCATTTTTAATTTTGTCGAATTTCTCAGAGATTGCTGACCACAGTTCTCCGACTTTCGCCTTAACTGTGTCCCAATTCTGCCACAGGAGAACACCGGCAGCAACAGCTGCTCCGATCGCAATAGTTAACGGTCCGCCAAGGAATGTGGAAACCGTGCTGATCGCAGTCATTGCCGATCCGACAATGGAGATAACAGAACCCACTGCAGACAACACTGGACCGATTGCAGCGACCACCAGAGCCGCTTTCACAATGAAGCCTTGCTGTTCTTCATCAAGAGAATTCCATGCGTCTGTGACGCTCTGAATGACCGGTGTGACCGTCTCCAGAACGTCCTGAATAACCGGCATAACCGCATTACCGATCTCATAACCGAGTTCGATCAGGCCGTTCAAAGTAGTCTGAAAGTTATCAATCGGGTCTTGCAGACCATCGAATGTGTTTGTGACAGTTCCCCCGGATTCCGAAGCAGCTTCACCGAGATTCTTGAAATCCAGTGTCCCGTTCTTGATCGCTCCGTAAATCTTGTCGCCGGACTTGCCAAACAGATCATAGGCAGCTGTCAGTCCATCAGTTCCGTCTTTGGAACCTTCGATTTCCTTCTGCAGATCAGCAAGAGCCTCGTTCATGCTCTTGCCATCTTTGACAGAGTTCTTCAACGCCTTGGAAAGACCGCCCATGACAGTAGAAACATCCGCTCCGGACATTTCAACTTGCCCCATGAAATCAGCTGCCTGATTGACGCTCAGGCCCATCTCCTGGAACGCTGCAGAGTTGCTGAGAAGTCCGGCTTCCAATGTATCGACCGAAATACCGGTGTTCTGCGAAACCTTGCTCAGAGCGTCCAGAACGCTCTCTGTATCTTGTGCTTCTAGGTTGTAAGCTGCCAGTACCTTCTGAACGGAATCAATAGATCCGGTTACATCAGTATCGTTGATGCTTGCGAATTTGATAAACAGAGAAGACAGATCTTCCAGTTCCTGCCCAGTAGCGCCGAAACGAGTATTGACTTCACCGACAGCTTCTCCGGCTGTGGCGAATGATGTCGGAATGGTCTTGCCGATATTTTTGACAATGCCTTCGAACTCTTCCATCGCATCGCCGGTTGCTCCGGTTTTCTTGGTTACAATGTCCAGACCTTCATCAAGCTGTGCCCAGCCTGCCATAGCAGCACCGCCGACAGCCATGATCGGAGCAGTGACATGCTTTGTCATGCTGTCTCCGACACCTTTGATTTTGTCGCCGGTTTCCTTCAGCTGTGAACCCATCGCCGATAACTGCTGAGACATGACACTTCCGAATTCTTTGGAAGCATCCTGTGCATCTTTCAGCTTGTTTTCCGTCTCAATGATTTCACGTTGCAGTGCTTTGTACTGATCGGAGTTTTTATCGACTCCGTTCTGATCCATCGTATCCTGTGCTTTTTTCAGCTCTTCAAGACGCTTGCCTGTCTCTTCGACCTGTTTGGATAGCAGTTCCTGTTTTTGTTTCAGAAGATCCGTATTTTTCGGATCAAGTTTCAACAGCTTATTAACATCTTTCAGCTGTGCCTGAGTGTTTCGGAGCGACTTGTCTACATCCTTGAGCGAGTCACTCAACTTGGTAGTATCGCCACCGATCTCGATTGTTAAGCCTTTAATTCGGTTTCCCGCCATACTGCCTCCTAGTTACCTTAAAAAGCCATGATGTCATCGACTGTAGCCTCTTCCGGCCATTCGAATTCATCATTCTTTCGTTCGATTAATATGTCATAGACCATGCCCACGGTCAGATCATCAAGATCCTGCATAGACAGGCCTAACTGAATGCATCGTAATAGAAATAATGCAGTCGACTCAGGACGAGCCGACTGCCTTACACGTTTTTTTCTGCCAGTGTTGAAGAGCTTTCAAGGGAAGAAGCCCATAAATTGATAACATCGGCAGCGAATTCAGAGATCGGAAATGTTTCGAACTGATCAAGCCAGTCATCAATGTTTGATGAAATCGTAGGATCGGCCTGCTTCGCCATAACGTATGTCAGATTTTCCACCATTTCAAAGATCTCGGCAGTGATCTTTCCTTCGGTGAATCCAGAGCGAATAACCGTAAAATCTGCGATCAGATCACGATTGAACCATGCTCTGTACTTTCTGATCGTTGACGCCGTGGCTTTTAACTGGACCGTATGACCGGCAATATTGACTGTTCCTAACATTTCCGTTCCTCCTTAATTTACTATAGTGTTGTTTCAGTCGGCACAGCTGTGAACCATGCACCGTATGCGCTCTGGTCGCTTGTGCTCTGATACTTAACTGAATTATCACTGATTCTCGGCATGATGGTGATATTTACAGTGTTTGTGTCAACCGCCATGGAGCCGACTTCCTTTGTATTTCCGTTGATGTCCGGACGAGATGCAACGCATCTCAGAAACCAGACACGCTTTCCGACTTCTGTCCCGCCTGCCAGTTCGAACTGGCCAGCAAGAGCGAATTCTTTCGGTTCATCATTCGCTTTCTCAACAGTAAAGCCTTTGTTATCTGCTTTCTGACCAAGCACTTCCAGAAGGAAAGCATCGGCAGCCGCTGTGTCTTCAAATGTGATCGTTCCCGTGTAACCATCGTTTGTGTTCAATGTATACCAGGAAGTGTTATCTGCGGATTCTGTGAAGGATGTGCCAGCCGGCGAGAAAGCCATGCTCTTTGCACCAGGAATCGCTGCAGGCTCGTCATATGTCAGCGCACCGCCAGCTGCTTCAGTTGCTACAGCATAATGCAGATTGGATAAACCATATCTAATTCTGCCCATCGATAATAACCTCCGTCATGTATAAGACCTCATACATGTTTTCATCTCTTAAAAACGTCTCTTCCTTAGTAAAAACAAGCCCTGCATCAAGCAGCGCTTGTTCAACTTTGGCTTCGACATCGAATTGTTTGTTCTTAGTGTACAGTTCGACATTCAATGTATTAATGTCTGCCCAGTGTGTATCATCAGCTGTCTCAGGCTCCATATTCGGCAAGTAATAGCAGATATACGGAAGCTCAGGAACTTTCTTTTCTGGCCATTGTAGATACGTTGTATCGTATCCGGTCGCTGCCAACATATCAGCGATCTGACTAACCTTCATTCAGCAGTTCCTCCATTTCTCTCATATATCTCTCTTCAACAGTGTCATTGATCGGTTTAACAAAATTAAATGTGGTTGTTCGACCACCGTTTCTTTTTGCATGGCCAAATTCAAGCAAGTGAGTCAAACCCGCCTGTTTGCCCGCACCGATCTTTGCAGAGACACCGCCGATTCTGGATTTTACAATTTCGCTCTTAATGCTTTTGCGATACTCGCCGGTTCCACCGAAAGATCCGGCTTTTTTCAGATCACGGGTGACCTGTTTGGCGACCTTGTTGATAGCGTTGTAATGCGCTTCATACGCTTGTTCGCCAAATTCATCCAGATACTTCTGCACCGTGCCGGAGAAGTCCTTTGCATTAATGATCGGCATTGCCTTTTCTCTTTTCGCAATACAGTTCTACTGTGTCATTCTTACCGAAGTACACACGATAGATCCTGTAATACTTGCCGTTATATTTGATTTCTTCCTGATCGTTGTAATCGTGTCTGAACATCGTGAAGCGGAGTTCCGGATTCAGTCCGTTTCTTCCGCCTTCAAACCATTCAGACATGCTTACTGAATTGACCTGGACAAAAACCTGTGATTCGCTGATCTGTTCTCTCTGTACACCATACTCGTCTTGAATCCATTCTTTGGAGACGAGAAATGCAACATCTGACCTGTCCATTATTAAGCCTCCAACATCGAATAGTCTGTGTAACTCGATGCCATGCTCAGCTGAGCTTTCTGCTCATCGTAGGAGGCTTTCAGCCTGTCATAATCAGACACTTCACCGAAATTCATCCGGCAGTAAGTAGTTACTGCACGGATGATTATCGGATCAGTTGATTCTGTGTTTACGACACCGGCAATGCCAAGGTCAGCATAGGCTGCATTGATCAGATCGGACAGTTCACTGTCAAAGGCTGTGGTTGTAATCCGCAGCGCAAGTCTGACTTTTTCCAACATCGCCGGTTACCTGTTAGTCGATCCAGGATGCTGCTTTGTTGTGTCTCAGAGTGCCCTGAGCACGGCAGTAACCAGAAACGATGACCTTGTGAGCCTTGATGTCTCTGTCAGATTCGATCATGACAGCCTGTGCAAGGTTCTGGACATACTTCTTCGGGTCAAGGATAACAACCTTTGTTGTGGCTGTATCCAGCTTGACTTCACAGCCGAATGTCTTAGCGATATTGAACGGAGATCCCTGTGCAATAGCACCGACAATATCGTAATAAGCAGCTGCAGGTGCATAGATAACCGGAGTAGCTGCGCCTGTTGCCAGTGCAAGCGCTGCTTTGATGTTCTCAAACAGAGTAGAGCCGGATGCCGGAGTGACTTTCTGGCCATTGCCAGCATCTGCAAGAACCTGAGCAAAGACATCCTTTGCCATAGCTTCGCCGAGTTCAGCAGCGATCTCTTCAGCGAGATAGTCTTCAAGCGCACCCTGAGACATCTTAGCCTCTGCGTATGTCAGAGTGACATACTTCTCATAGTCGTAACCATAGAGCACGACCTTGACGAAGGTATTTTCCTCCTCTGCCGGAGTAGCTGCGCTGTCGAGTTTCTTGGTAGTGCGGACAGCGATTGCAGTGTGCTTTGTGACTTCCATAGCAACACCGGAATTGACAGTTGCGATGTCAGCCAGAATCGGATGTGCTGTGTGAATATTGTCCCAGATCTTCTCGTCCAGTGTCTTCGGAATAGCAATAGCATCGCCATCGCCAGGAGCAGTGGAGTCAACAACGATCGCTCTCTGCTCTTCTGTTGCGGTTCCAGCGATCATTGCATAGAATGCGTCTCTGTATTCGGGAGACTCAACTGTGTATTTCTTCTCTTCCATTTCAATTTCCTCTCTGTGGGTTTCAACCACTTTGCCAATCTCTCCATTGATCACCTGTTCCTGAAGAGCACGGTATTCAGCAAATTCTTTTGCTTTGCGGTCTTCTGCTTCTTCTGCAGTTTCTACCGCAGTTTCAGTTTCCGCTCTCTCTTCGGCTTCCACGACGATCTCAGCAGATTCGGCTTTTCCTTCTTCATCTGTCCTCTCCTCAACAGCTTCCGCTTCGTTTGCTTCTTCAGGTCGCTCCGCCTGCAGTTCTTCAATCACTCCGTTGAAGTACTCCAAAGCTCTCGCATGCAGTTCTGTGCCAGGATTCGCCGGGAAAGAAACCGGCGATACATCATACAGCTTGCTGATCTTTGTGATGACTCTGGTGCGACTGTCTTTGTCAAAGTAGTCGCCATCTGTCGGAACAGTAAAGCAGAATGACATCTGAGGATAGTTTCCGGCTTTGATCTCGTCATACAACGCTCTAGAGTTCGCTGTACGGCTCAGATCGGCCAGTGTATGCAGACCATGGTCATCTTTATCGACTTCCAAGGTTCCTGCCGATGTACGGGCATAAACAGCCCCTGTGTGGTCCACTCTCAGAACCACATCAGACATATCGCATTCATCGAATGCAGTCGGTTCAATGCGTTCGAAGTACTTTTCTCCTTCGATCTCGCACATTTCATAAGGTTCAAACGTGGAAGCATATCCTTCCACTCTGTACTCTGCTGATCCCTCAGAGCGGATCTCCGCAAAGTTTCTGTATTCTCTATCAGTTCTGGTCATCGTCTTCTCCTTTTCGGTCATCACCGACCATATAGAACTCGCCTCTGATCGGAGCCTGTTCACCGTCGCCATTCGGCAGCGGAGGATAATTGAACAGTGCTCTCGCTTCGTCAATCATGATCATTCCACGGTCGCCCAGTTCTTTCGCCATAGCGATCTTCTGAGCCACCGGCATATATTGCAGTCTGTTTGCTGTTGCATAGACTGCCGATCCATGTCCCTGCTCTGCAGGAGTGAACAGCATCTTTGTCAGCACTTCAGACAGCTGGATACTGAACGGTTCAATTGCTCCATTGAAAAAGGCATCGAGTGCATCACCCAATGCCGAATTCTGAAGCACCGCCTCATTTACTCCGAAGTAATTGAAGACATTCGTCTGAATCAGTTTCTGCTGTTCAGCATCGACTGTGTACGGCTTTGACTGAATCTGCTGAATATTTGTGTATGTATTCGGAAACAGCAAGAAGCCGTCTGTATTGTTATTGATCCCGTACTCTGCAAATCTTCTGCGTTCCTTTTCAAGATCAGAAGCCATCGTAAAGTTCGATGCCTGTGCCATGAAACGGAAGGAAGCCGATGATTTGACCGCCTCAGTGATTCCCTGTTTCTGAATATTGATTAATGCAAGCGTGTCATTCAGCGCAGAGTTCGATTCGCCGAACAGATCGTTCTGATACTGGAACTTGGTCATGATACCGATCCGGCTGAGCTCTTCCGCCGTATGCATTCCATGATCGAAATACAGCCTCACCCACGGATTACCTTTGACATTTAGCAGTTCGAACCGAGTCGGGCAGCATGTCGAGATCCCTGTGACATCGCCTGTTCTGTCATATGTCGGAAGAATGAACGCTGTGTTCTTCATGTCCAATATGGTGTTCAGCCTGTATAAGAACTGTGACCATGTTTGAAATTCATTCGGCTGTTTGCTCAGCTTCGTCTTCAGCTTTGGCTGTGCAGATCCGTCAATTCTGACCAACAGCTTGCTGATATGTCTTGATCTGGCATCGATCGCCGATCTGACCAGTTCACTTTCATAAAGCCGTCCATCCCACGTAGTAAATGCAGGAGTATATCCGTTCAGCAGACGAAAGATGCCGTCTGCCTGGATGACTTCATGCTTTTTTGGGAATAGTTTCTCAAGAAGTCCCATCTCATCACCTCTCATTCGTCAGCTGTCCGCCGACCTCGCTCCACCATTTCTGCCGAACAGTGAAAGCATCAAGCAAACTCGCCGTTCCATCGATGTGATCGTTGGGCGAGAGTTTAACTAATTTACCTCTGCCTCTTTCGACCGACATCTTGATAGCTGAATTCAGCAGATGGATCTTGAGCAGATCGTTGTCTCCGATGCAGATCGCACCGTCTTTCATAAGACCTTCGAATTCCTGAATGACCGGATACAGGTTTTCGCCCTGGTAAACATCGTCCATGTGGAAACCGAAGGATTTCATATCGTTGACCAGATACTGTGCCGAGTATCTGTCATATCCGATTTTCAGCGGATATATTTCATATTTGTTAATCAGATCAAGGAACCACTGTTCTGCATCGTGGTAATCAATAAAGTTCTCTCCGGACGGCTGTAAGATACCACGCTGAATATATACGTTGTATGGCAGACCGTCTCTTTCGGATGCTTCCTCAATCTTTTCGGATGGCAAGAAAAACTTTGCAAACACAAACAGCTTGCCATTCTTCTGAATGACCGCTGTGCATGCCGTCAAGTCCGTTGTCTGCGATAAGTCGATACCACCCACACAATAACTGCTTCTGAAATCTTCGAGCTGTAAACGCTCAGAACAGGCCTTCTCGACTGTGATCGCATCCAGCCAAGCCTGTGATGAGTTCTGCTTAATGTTGCAGTACTTCGTCATGAACTCGGCTTTTTTGCTGAGCGACTCTCTGGCGATGTCGATCTGATCCATGATGAACTTAACTGAGACTGAAACACCAAGCCCAGGAAGGCTTTTCTTCAGTTCGTTAATGTCATCCCATTTGGAAACATCATCGATCATGTAAAAAAGCGGGAGGAAGTGTTTCTCTCCCGATCCGCCTTTTAAGAATCGTGTGCCTCTTGCATACAGCTCGTCAAAGATCCCACCGTTTACATATCCGGATGAACTGATCGACAGCGTGATCGGCTCCTCTCTGGCACCAGTGCCGGATACCATAACCTCATATTGCTTCAGGCCACGCTCGGCAGGCCATGCTGCCATTTCGTCACAGACCGTCAGCATCGGGTTATAACCATCCGCCTTCTTTTCATTGAAAGCGATCTTCTTGATGGTTGTATTGGTCTTCTGAATGAACAGATCTGTTTTCCGCTTCTTTGTGATCGAAGCAAATGCCGGTGTGTGGTCCTTGGTGAATTCGAATGCGGAGAACACAAGATCTGACTGGTCCAGTTTCGGAGCCACACAGTAGATCTCCGATCCGAACTCTCCGTCTGCATACGTTTCATAGGCCATGACTGCCGAGGCGATCAGAGTCTTTCCGCATTTTCTACCGATGATCATGAAGATCTCGGTGAACTGTCTGCGCCCTTCGTGATCGAGCACACCATACATACAGGAGATGGTTGCCTTCTCCCACAAGTCCAGTTTCAGCAGCTGCCCGCCCAGCTTACCTTTGTTATGTCTGCAGAATTTCTCAATGAATGCGATGGCTCTGTTTGCCTTTTTTGCTGAGAAGACATAAGTGCCGTCTTCGATTCCTTCAACAATAATCTGGTAAATCAGATGAATCCATGTTCCTGCTTCTTCGGTTCCGTCATTGATCGCCTGATAATAGGCGAAGATGTAATTCATTCGTCACCGTCCAGGAACGCTGCCAATTCATCAACTTCCTCTTCCGGAGGAAGCATCGCTTCCAGTCTTGAGTTCACCATGTTGTAACTCTTCAGCAGACTGTTGTAAGACTGCAGATCAGCCGAGGCTTTACGACCGTACTGGTTCTCACCGTTCTTGTATTCCTCACTGGCACCATTCTCAGCGATGATGTTCCGCAGTTCTTCCAGTTCTACTTCCATGAATGCAGCGTTTTTTATGAGCGGATCTGCAATACTTCGCTTCTTTTCCGGCAGTTTGGAATAGATCGCATTCAGTTCGCTCATTCTCCGTTTAATCTTTGTCTCTTTCGACATTTTCGGCATGTTTAAACACCCCCTTTTGCGATCCCCAGAGCGGAATTCCGAAGTCCCCCTCA